TCACTCGCCGTCCGGGATCACCGCATCATCCCCAATCGTCGACGTCAGCGCGTTGTCGCAATGGCTCTTGCTGATCCGGTCTAGGAACCGACAGAGCACGCAGCCCCACCAGCGCCCGGCATTGCGCGCCTTCGCCGCGCGCTCACTGATCGTCTCGTTCGGGGAGCCGCCGAACAGCGTGTTGCCTGCCTCATCGAGCAGCACTAGCCAGTTCAGCAGATAGCGTCCGATCTTGCGCATGCTCAGCCCCGATTGTCAGTTGGAGTGGTCGGGTTCGCTTGCATCTTCCCGCGGAAATAGCTGGCGATCCCAAGCACGGGCGCCATCGTCGCCATGACGGCCGCTTCCGAGCCGAGCATCCCCGGAAGTTGTCCAAGGATCGATGGATTGGCGTGGAAGGCCATGACGCCGATATAGGCGCCCCCGACGGTCATCCCGCTCAGCAGCCCGAGCAAGCCGAAGCAGAAGCCAACGAATGGGCGCCAGCTGTACGTAGGCCAGTGATCCGCCTTCGCCTCGACCTGCATCGTCTGGTTGACCGCCGCGGTATCTGCGGTATCTGCGGCGAGCTCGGCCTTGGTGACGTCGGCGGCGATCTGCGCCATCTCGACCTGAGACTCGACGATCTTCGTCTGAAACTGCATGGCAAGGTTCGGATCGGCCTGGATGGCGGCGAGCGCGGCGTCCGGCGCCGAAGTGCCCGTCACGGCTTGGGCGACGCCTACGACCTTTTGGGCGACGTTCGCCGCGCTCGAGCCGCCGAGCCAGCCGGCGATCATGGGCGCGAACTGAGCGAGCGCCATCGCGATCGGAATGAGCGGCATGTCAGGATGCTCCTTTCAAGAGATTGGCCGAAGTGCGGTGAATCCAGCCGCGACCGAAGGTGGGCCAAGGCTTGCACGCCGTGAGGTAGTTCTGGCGGACGGCGATGAAGCGCATGATGAAGCGCGGGACGTCCGCGGCCTTCACCGCGGCGATCGTCGCGGGGCCGAGAATGCCGTCGGCATGCGCGCCGGCCGCCTGCTGCATCCAGAGCACGGCATGGCCGCCGTTGTAGTTCGCATCGAGCAGTTGGAATCCGATGCGCGGGTCGTACTCGTCGCAGTGCAGCGGGTCCCAATAGAGCTTTTTCGCGATGGCCTTCGCAGTCTCGCGCGGAAGGTCCCGCATCGCGCCCGTGTAGCCCGACGCTCTTGCAACTCTCGCCGTCACTCCGTACATTGTTTCTTGACCTGGATCAGCGGGATTGTTGCTATATCCGCTTTCATTCCCGATCAACGCCTCGAACGCATCATCGAAACTGCTCATGACGCATCCCCCACGATCTTCGCCGGAATCGGCGCGTCTTCGTCGCGCAGGTAGACCGTGCATGTGCGATGGAAGCCGTCCGCGATCAGGAGCCGCCCGTCGGCACGCACCAGCAGGATCGGCGACAGCTTCTTGCCGTCCTCGATCTTCTTCAGGTTGTGCGCGATATGGCTGTTGTGCTCGCCGAGCACTTCCAGCCCGGAGGCGCGGATGATGTCCTTCGCCTTCCATTCGGATACGGGCGCCGCGCGCAGCGCATGGACGAGATCCGCGGCACGCTCGAGCGGGAAATGCAGCGACAGGTACGAGAGCGCGGCCGAATAGTCGTGTTGCTCGGGTTCGTCAAGCCAATGGATTTTCATTGCTCGCGCTCCGCTCGGGGGAACAGATGATCGCGGATCTGCAAAATCAGCACGACGATCGTCAGAAGACCGACCCACCACGAGATATTGTGGCCGTTCAGCCAGTTCCAGAACGTCACGATGCCGCCCATCGGAACCGCCGCCGAAGAAGTGGCGTTTGCGACAGCACTGGCCGCATTGCCGATCATTTCCTTGCTCATCATTTCCCCTGTTACCCTGCCGTATCCATCGTCATTTTCAGCAGCCCATACACAGCGCTGTCCGGGCCCGTGATCGTCACCGTCGAGCCCGAGAAGGTCGCATAGCGCGATGTGCTGGTCGTGAGGCCGCTGCCCGATCCGCTGCCGTTGTCGCTATAGATCTTCACCGCGCCCGCGTCATACGTGATGTTGTAGAGGTTGCCGAAGTTGCCGTCGACGCAGCCAAGCGAGCCGCGCCCCCAGTTCAGCGGAGGCGTGTTGCCCTTCAGCGCCGAAATCGTGTTCAAGTCGACCGACACCGACGTGCCGGTGTTGTTCTCGTTGACGAGAATGTTCAGCACCTGGTTGCGGTAGATCGGATACGCGTTCGCGGTACTGTCCATCCCGCCGTTGACTTGCGGTGATTCCGAGAACGTGTTTTCCTCGACGTAGGCCGGAATCGCGCTCACGAACGGATCATGCAGGAACGCGAACGTGCCGCAGTTCTTGAAGATGTTGTTGCTGATGGTCGGACTGTTCGTGATCGCGATATCGGTGTAATAGCGCAACGCGTAGTTGGTGTTCTTCGTCACCTCGTATTCGATCGTGTTGCCTTCGAACAGACCGAGGTCGCAGTTCTTGAAGATGTTTTCGAGCGCGGACGAAGCACCGAGGCCGTGGAAGTTGTTGGCCTGGATCTTGATGTTGTACGCGCGGTTGATCCGATATAGCGTTCCTTGGCTCGTGAACGTATTGCCTACGATCGACACGCCGCAGTTGGTCGCGCCCAAGTCGTCCACATACAACGCCGTCATCGGCGCTTGCGCATAGACGTTGTTACCGTTGAACGAGATGGCTTCCTGACCGGCTGTCGCCGTTACCACGCGGATGCCGCCCGCGGACGCATTGCAGGGTGTTGCCGTGCGCGCCACGCCGGCCTGATAGGTCGCCGACCGAATCACGTTGTTGCCGGTGAACGAGCACGACGTCGGTACGCGCCCCGAACCGGTGCCGTTGCCGAACCAGGTCAGCTCGCCGTTGCAGCACGAGCCCACCGTGTTACCGGTCGCCAGGCAGTTGATGCCGCCTTCCATGTCGACACCGACGTCGCCGCAGTTCGTCACGGCATTGCCGGAGATCAGGCAGCTCGCGCAGTCGGTGATGAAGATGCCGCCCGCGCCGACGACATCGATGATGTTGTTTTCCCAGTTCGAGAACGCGCACTGCCAGCCTTCCATGCCATCGCTGCCGGGCGCGTACATGATGGTGTTCTCGCTCGCATGCAGATACTGCGAGCTCGTGCTCATCGTTCCCTGGCAATTGCCGGTGTTGGAGATGACGCATTTACTGATGCGGTTGCGGGAGAAATTGAACGTCCCGACGCCGCCCGCGTTGAAGTTGGCGCCGAAGATCCAAATGTCGTTCGTGCATGCGCCGTCACCGTTCAGCAGCACCGATTGACCTTGGTGCGCGGAACCCCATGGGCCATAGGCCGGCATGTTGTTCAGCGCAGTCAGCTTCGAGCCTTCGCCATTGCCGAAGAGTCGCACGCCGGACGGCACGACCAGATAGGTCGAAATCGCCGAGTTCACCATGTGGCGCACGGCGACCGCGCCGCAATTGAGCGCCTTCTGAATCGCGGCACTATCGTCGGTTACGCCGTCGGCATGCAGCCCGGCCTGACGCGTATCGACGACGCGCATGTCTTCAGCGTACCAGCGTGTCCCGTCGGTGCCGACGATCAGCGTCACGCCATTGTCCGCGGACGTGGTATCGGCATAATTTGCCCAGAAGCGATTGGAGCCGCCGTCAGTGACGGCGACCGCGCCCTCCGTCTCTGCAAGGCTGTAGAGCTTGCCCGAGAGAGCCCGCAATGCGTTGAGATGCGGCACGACGCGCCGCATGCGCAGCTTGAACACCTGGTCGAGCGTGGTGCCGTCGAAGCCGATCAGCGCGGCCCCGCCCGCGCCATTTTCGTCCATCAACTGGTTGGTATAGTTCGGAATCGACAGCACCAAATTTCCGTCGCTGTCGTTCACCAGCAGCGAATACGACGCGCCGCTGACGTACACCGTCTGAGGCGATCCGTTGAGCTCGATGAAGCCGTTGTTCACCGATAGCGGCTGCTGCATCGGGATCGTCATCGCGGCGTCCTGATACACCGTCACCGGGTTCGTCACCGGATCCGTATTCGCGACCCCGACATAGATCGAGCCATCTTGCAGCGGCAGGCCCAACAGGTCGGGAAAGAACACGACCGGATCGATCACCATGTTGCCCATGCGTCACCTGTTGCCATTGCTGTTGATGTTTGAGGCGCTTTCGGCGGCGTTGAGCGTGCCGAGAATCCAGCGCACGCGCGAGGCCTGATCGTTGGCCGCGGTGGTGTCGCGCGCGAAGTCGAACCAATGGCGGAACTGCGGCGAATTGGCAAGTGCCGTAACTTCCTGCTGAGTAGCCGATGCGCCTTTTTTGGCGTATTGCTGGAATTCTGGCGAAACGAGCACTCCATCTCCTTCCTTCAGCACATCCACCTTTCCTTTCGAAAGGCCACTCATCAGTGCGTGGCTGATGCCTGCACCCACGGGGCCGCCAACGTGCGCGGCCGCGGCAGAAACTACGGTCCCCACCTTGCCGATCGCCGCGCTTCGTGCGGCGTTCATGATCTTCGCGATCATGCCGTCGGCTCGTGCGGCCAATTCCTCGCGCGCGGCCATAATCCGACCCGTCGTGATGTTTTCTCGAGTAGCATTCGCAATGCCGCGAGAGACCTTGGCGAGCGCGAGCAGTTGCTGTCGCCCTTCGTCGGGAAGATTGCCCATCACCGCGTTGAAGGCAGACGGATTCTTCTTGAGTCCGTCCATCCAATCCGCGTAGGTCTTGAAATTGAGCTCGCCGTTCTTCGTGGCCTTTCCGAAGGCATACGCAAGGCCGCTCGCCGTAACCTGCTGACGCATTCCGGGAGGAACCGACTTCATCAGCGCTACGAATTTGACTTCGTCGCCCTTCGGCAATACGGCCATCGCCGTGCCGAGCTTGCCGACCAGCGAATCGCCGAGATGCTTGCCGAATAACGACGTCATGTCGTCCTCGACGCTCTTGCGCATCTGCACCGCCGCGCGCGCCGCGTCGAACTGTTCAAGCGCGCCGGGAATAGTCGATAGCGCGCCGCGCTGATCTTCCGAGATGCGCCCATAGAGCGCTTTCAGCAGACCCTGATCGGCGTCCTTGAACGGCCCCTGATTGCGCAGGCCGGAGCCGATGCTCTTGCGGATGTCGTCGAGTAGCGCGTAAGTCGGCTGCTGCATTTGCGGTTTCATGCCGAGCGATGCGGACGATACTTCCTGACCGCCGATCGAGACAGGCAGTTCGCGAGGGGCGAGCTTCGACTGGATCATCCGCTCGATTGGCGACAGGTTCTTTGCGCCGCCGAGATCGTCCGTGCGTTGCTTGATGAAGTCGAGCACGTTCGATGCATCCACGCCCATCTTTGCGGGCACGGTATCGCGCAGCGACTGATACAGGCCTTCTGCCTTCTGATCGAGCTGTTGCTGCGTGTTCATCAGCTCGCCCTTCACTTGCCCGGACAATCCGCTCAGATCGCGCGTGCCGCCGAGATCATCGACGAGTTGCTGTGCGCGTTGCCCAACCGCTTGCAGCCCTTCCATTTCCTGCGAACGCGAGAGGCTGCCGGGCGTCGACTTGATCGCCTGCGCGAGCTCACGAAAGGCCTGATTTGAGGTCAGGTGATCGGGTTGCAGGTTGTCCTCGATGCCCAGATACTTCGCGGCCTTGAGCGTTTCTGGATCGGGCGATGCCTGCGACGCGAGTACCTCGCGCGCGGTTTTTTTGCCGATGCCGAACGGCGCCGAACCGGTCGCTTTCCGCATCTGCGCGGCGAGTTCGTCGGATGACATGAAATCCTGCGCGGCCGACGCGAGCGGCGATGCAGCGGGATTGACGACACTTCTTGCCGTGCTCGGTGGTGCTTGTTCGCCATTCGATGCTGCCAATGCATCGTTGACCCGCTGGGCACGTTGTGCTGCGGCCAATTCCTCGGGCGACACGACATATGTGCCGCCTGCTGTTTCCTGCGCGCCCACATAGCCGCCTTCCGGCGCCTGCGCGGCGCCAGCGGCCGCCTCTTGCGCTCGCCCTTCCTGCATGCGGGCCATTGCGCCGGAATTCGGGAGTCCAGGCGAAGAAAAAGCTTCGCTCGATGCCGCAGCGATAGGATTTCGTGCGGCAGGAGCAGTAGGTGCCGTCTGCGCCAGCTCGGCATCGATTTCCTGGATGCGTTGCAGCGCACGTGAGCCAGCCTGAGACGCTTCCATCTGACTTTGCAGCCGCTGCATCTGGTCTTGGTATCCAGACATCTCGCCAGCAATCTGTTTCTGCGCAAGCGCTCGCGCGTCACCGAACTTCATGCCTCGCGCCTGCAATTCCTTTGTGCGCTCCGCGATCGAATCGAAAGATCGACCCTCCAATGCAGAGATCTGATCCTGAATTGACGTGTCACCCTTAGCCGGAGCATTCGCGGCAACGGGAAGAAGACTTTCGCGCTCCTGCTGCAAACTTGCCACGGTCGGGCTGGGAACTTCCGGTGTGCCGGGATTCAATCGAGTACCCAACGAAGACGGCGCGGATGAAGCGGCAGCTGATGTTGACGCTTCGGGAGCGGCTTGCGAAGCTGCGGCAGTTTCGCCTCCCTGTGCTGCCGCCGCGGCGCCAGCCTGCGGCAATTCGCGCGCCAGCGCAGCCATCACGCGCGAGGCTGCCACGGGCGACAACGCCGTCGTCAGCAGGTTTGCGGCGACCCCGAGCATATGATTGCCTGTTGCCTGATGGACGGCTTCGCCGACAGTGCCTCCGGCCGCGCCCGCGGCGATCATTTTCGGGATCGTCGAAAGGGCGCCAAGCGGCACGGCCATGCCGCCCGCGCCTTCCGCCCCCTGCTGCACAATTTGCTCGCCGGCATTCTGAGCGCGCGGCAATCCGGACTGTTCAACCGCCTGTTGCGGCGTCACGTTTGATGCAAGATGCGTCCCGAAAATTTGGTCCGCGACTTGCGGAGCTGACTGCATCAGCTGGTTAATCACCGCGATTGGCAGCGGGACCTTTGTCGGATTTGCGGCCGTCTGCACGGCGTTTTGCCACGATGTGGCCGCACCTTGCAGAAAGCCGCGCGCGGCGATGCCTGCAACGCGGCCGGCAGTCTCAGGCTGCTGCGGCGTGAGCACAGCACCATGCGGCAGCGCGAGCGCGCCGCTATTCACGTCCTGCTGAAACTGCTGCGCATCTTCCGGTGACATGCGGCCGGTGTTGAACGCATCGACGGCCTGTTGCGGTGCCATCGGCGGCTGCGGCGCGGCCTTCACGTTCATTCCAGCCGGCAGTACGATCCGGCCGCCCTGCACGTCCTGCTCGAACTGCGCGGAATCCTCCGGGCTCATGCGTCCGGACTGGTATGCGTCGTAGGCGAGCTGAAGTCCGGACGGACCGGAATCGACGGCGCCCGGCGCCGCGCCGATGTTCGGCAGCGGCGCGACCGCATACGGGTTCGAGGGCGACGGCTGAGAGCCCTGCGGCGTCGGCTGCAATGCACCGGGCGCGGTGCCGATGCCGGGAAGCGCCTGCACCGCGTATGGATTGGTGACGTCCGGGTTGTTCGGCGACATGCCGGCCACGCGCTTGACGTAGGCCATCGTCTTCGGGCCCCACGCATCGCGATCGGTCCCGCCATGGTATTCGGCGGTCGCCAGCACCGGATTGCCGCCGTTGCGGTCCATCGACTGTTTCAGCAGGTACGCGGCGCCGTAGGAGGCCGTCTGCGGGTTGAGCCACGGATCGACGCCGGTTTGCTTGATGATGGCATCGCGCGTGCCGGGAGTAATCTGGTATGGAGTTGCTGCCCCGGCGCTGCTGATCTGGTCGGCATTGCTCTTCTCGCCCTTCGTGCGGATGTTCATCAGCAGTTGCGCGGGGATGCCGACTGCGGCCGACGCGGCCTGATCGGCCTGATCGTAGGCCGGATCACGGTAACTGACCGGGAAGGCGCTTGCGTTGTAGGCGCCGGCCATTTACTGACCTCCCGTGTACTTATTGAGGTAGCTGAGGCCGCCAGAGAAGACGGGCGCGGAAGACGCGCCGGGCGCGGTGCCGGCCGGCGGCTTGAGCTGGACGCCGGGCGCGGCGGTCGGCGCCGCAAAGGCCGAGGGCGAGCCGGAGCCGGACGCGAGGTTCTGTTTCATGAACTGCGCGAACGTCGTGCCCTTCGCGACTTGCACGCCGCCGACGTTGGCGTCGTATTTGGCGGGGCCCATCCAGCCGAACGAGCCGGCCCATGAAGACGAGCCGTCGCCGATGCGGGCCGCGCGCAGCGATGCATTGCGCATCGAGCTCAGGAACTGCACGATTTGATCGGGACTGGCGTTCTTCGCCGGAAAGCCCGTCTCGAGTGCCTTGCGATCGGCATCCGAAAGGCCGGCCTGACCATAGCCAGACACGCCCTTCATGATCGACTGGTACTCGTTGCGCAGCGAACTGACGTTGTCTTGCGAGCCCCAGAAGTTCTGCCAGAAGTTGCGCACGTCCTCGGGCTTGCCGGATGCCCATTGACCGGCCTGGTTCAGCGTCGCGACATTCGAAAGCAGCGAGCCGACGCGATCTGCCATCTGACCGTGCTGCACGCTGTCGAGCGCGCCGCTCGTCACGATCTGGCGCGTGCCCTCGTCCATGTCAGGCGCAGTCTGCTGGTAGTTCATCTGGCGCAGCTTGAGCTGCAAGTCAGCCTGGAACCTATTTTGATCGAGCTGAAAATCGGCCGCGCGCCGCTGAATCGTGCTTTGCAGGTCTTGCGCCTGAGACGTGGTCAGGCCCACATTGGCCGCCGCCTGCGCCGGCGCGAATTGCGCTGCTGCGATCGTGGCCGGCATCGTCGCGCCTTGCCCGAAGTGATGCATGAAATCCTGCGGCCCCATCGCCGCCGCCAGCGAGCCATACAGCATCCCAAGCGCGTTCTTCGTGCCCCCTTGCTGGTCGGCCTGGATGACCGACAGCATCTGCTTCGCGCTAGCCAAATCCTCCTGCATGTGCGGATTGCTGTCGTAGCCGGGCGTGTTCTGGATCGCGTCGATGTGGTTCTGGACGAGATTGGACGCGAGATCGTAGCGGCCGTTTTGCAGCGACGCGACGACTGGTGCGGACACGTCGAGCTTCTGCTGCCGCTCCTGCTCGTTGTATCGATTCCACGCGCTGGTAATGCCATCCGCCCATTCGGGATTCGCCATCGCCATCTGCACCGCGCTTTGCGGCGTCGGATTCTGGCTGAATTGCTGCCACTGCTGCTGGAACTGCTGCTGCCGTTGCGCAGCGAGCGCATTCAGCAACGCGAACTGCTGGACGTTTTGCGTCTGCGCGTTCGTCAGGCCGATGCCTGCCTGGGCCTGCGCGGCCTTCAGGAAGTTGCCGACCGGATCGGGCTGGATTTGCAGCCCCGTGTAGTTGATCGGCTGCGGCGGCGTTGCCATGATGTCGGACATGATCGTCTCCCTTAAAACATGCCCGCGCCGACGCCATACAACCTTCCTCCGACGCCCGCAGCATTGAGGTACGCCGGCAACGCGAACTGATAGTTGTTGGAGCCGGAGTTGTTCAGGAATGACCCGAGCGCGCCCGCCAGGCCATTGATGCCGCCCTGGATGGCATTCATCGAGCCGAGCGTGCCGCCCGCTTGCGCGGCGCCGATCTGACCGGTGAGGTTCGTGATGTTGTTGCCGGTTTGCATTCCCGCTTGGCCGGTGCCGGCCGCCGCGTTCTCGCCGACGTTGATGAGGTTGCCGAACTGGGAGATCTGATTGCCGTAGCCGCTGAGTAGGCCGGAGATGCCGCTAAGAGACGTGCCAAGATTGCCGATCTGCGACTGCATCACGTTTGACAGCACCTGGCCCGGCAGATAGCCGAGCGAGTAGTTCGTATTGCCGCCGCGCAGGCCACCCGTCGCGCTTCCGTTTGCGAGGATGGCCTGTTGGCCGAGGTTCATCGACGTGGTGTACAGCGGGTTCGACTTCAGGCCATTGATCGCGGCCTGCTGCGCCTCGATGCCATTCGCGCCGGTCAGATTGTTCATCTCACCGAGCGTGCCGCCATACTGAGCCAACGCGCTGGCATAGCTCTTCTGGGCATTCGCATAGCCGCCGAGCGCGCCTGTGCCGGCATCGACATACGGCTTCAGCAGTTCACGTATCTGATCGAATTCGCGCTGCTGCTCGGCAATCCCCGCCTCAGAGGCCCCAGCTTGCGTATTGGCGGCGGATTGTGCGCCATGAGCGCCAATGATGCCGCCGACAAGCGAGCCGACACCACCCACAATCCCGCCGAGCGCCGAACCGCCTATGCTGCTAATTGCCTTTCCGATGAACGACATGCGATGCTCTCTGCGTAGTCCGTCCGGGTCATTCCAAACAGGATCACGTCGAGCGCGCGGCCATTTCGCATGCACGCCTCGCGCAGAACACCTTCCTGTCGGAACCCAAGCTTCCGAACGTAGTTCTGTGCGCTCACCAGATCACTGATGATGGGCGCACTCACTCGCCGGGCCGAACTCGCGTTGAACACCTTTTCGAGCACTTCGACACCCAATACGCGGCTGTAGAGCGTCGCTCGAGGAAGCAGACATGCGTGGATCTCGATATCCAGTCTGCTTTTTTCGCGGACCATGAAGAATCCGCAGAACTCGCCTTCATGCCAGGCGCCGAGATAACCGACTGCCGGACTGGCGATGTAGGTAGGCTTCCAGTGGTCATGCTGGATTCGATCGCGAATCGACGGAATCGCATAAACCGATTCGATCAATTCGACATCAAATAGCCCTTCTACCATCTTCTATCGTCATATCGAACAAACAGAGCACTTAATTCGATCACATCAGTTCTAGACGAAACAATATTGCATTTTTCTTTGAAATTCAATCTCGATCAGTTCGAGATCTGATTGCCGGAAACGGTCAGCGTGCAGCCGTTCCCGGATGCATAGAGCTCGTCGCCGGGGCTCAACGCCTGATTGAGCAACTCGACGATCAACCCAGTGCGACCGACGCCGACCGATACGTGGCCAACGTGCGTCGCATCGTTGGCGCTGCCGCCGGACGGCACGATGAACACGTCGACCGGGATCGGTCCCGATGCGCTTGCGGGATTCCATGCCGATGCGGCCTGCGGCGTCACCACCGAACCGGCCGGAACCGGCCCATAGACGAGCGTCGGCGTCCCGGTCAGCACCGCCTCGCAAAGCCGGATTTTCGTCGTGGTCATTCAGTTCTCCATCAGGGTATTTGAGCGATCGTGAGCCAGTTCTCGGCCGACGTCGCCATCAGCGTGCAGCCGACACCGGAATTCTGGAATGCCTGTAGCTTGATCTGATCGCCCGCGTTCAGTTGAAATAGGCGCGCGGCCATCGACACCGGCTGATAGTTCGACGTCGTGCTTTCCGCGAATTTCGATGCGACCACCTCGACCGTGCCATTGACGAGCACGTAGAGATCGAACTGATCGCCGATCGCCGCGGGCGGCACGGTGTTGAAGATGATCTGCGCGCTGACCAGGTAATAGCCGGTCGCCGGTGCCGTGTAGACGCCGCTGCTCGCGTTGAAGTTCGCGTTGAGGCGGTCGGTGATCTGCGTCCAACCGGTGAGCGTCGTGGCCGCGTTGTTTGGGATACTCTGACCGCCGGCCGATCCGTAGGTGAGCGCCTCGTTGCCGGCTGCCGAGAGAGTCGTCGCCGCTACCGGTGCCGGAAGATCGCTGCCGAGCGCGGGCGGATCGGCGAACGCGCGCTGGATGAAGCCGAGCAGCGCACCGAGCACGTCCGAAACGTCCTCCGCGGCTGGTGCCGGAAGCGATACGGCGCCCGGCATGTCATCGGACGGCGGCAGCACCACGGCAACCGGCGATGCACTTTCCTCGATCGTCACCTGAACCGGCACGGGCGCCAGCGCGCCGCCATCATCCGCCGCGAGTCGGGCCGCGACGGCCGCGATCATCGAAGTGATCGAGGAGGCTGAATGCACTTCCGTGTCGAGCGCGGCCAGCAGCTTTTGCACCAGTTGCGCGAGCGCCAAGCCGCCCTCCGCGGTGCCGTTGACCTCTTCGATCTCGCCGGGCAGATTGATCGTGATGTCGCGCGTCATCGTCTCGAATCTGCGCACCGCGGCCGGATTGCCGCCGAGCGCCTCCGATAGCTCTTGACGGTTCGCGGGCGGCGTCGAAATGGTGATCTTCAGCGTCATGCCGTCAACGGCTCGCCGTCCGCCTGAAGTGCCGCAAACGAAACCGGCGCCGCATTAAAGCCGGCGAACCGATAGCCGCGGAAATTGCGGAAAAAATGCTTGGGACGCCATTGCGCACGCTGCCGGGTGCGGCCTTGCGCGCCCATCGACACGTATCGGGGCGTGCTCCACACGCGGCCGTCATTGGTGTACTGCATGCTCATCGTGTCGTGCTCGCCGAGCGCCGCGTGCCCGTAGGTGCCGATCAATTCGAGCGACGTCACGATATAGCCGTGCGCCTCGTTGTAGGCGAAGATCGTGTCGAGTTGCCAGCGGGCATCGGTACCGTATTGAGCAGATGTCGTCGCGTCGACATAGCCGATCCGCTGATCGAACTTGTCGCCCATCAGGAACTTGCCGTAGCAATAGACCGGGTGCCATGCGCGCCATGCGCCGGTGCCATCCGAACTCGAGTCGAGCAGGAACCACAGCGGCTGCTCGGCCGCCTGAGAACCGGCCACGTCATAGACGAGCGTATAGTCGGCCAGATGTAGATAGATGAACTGCTGCTCTTTCTCGGCGCGGTACTCGAGCGCGGCATTGTAGAGCTGCGCCTCGGTGTACTGCGCGAGGATCATTTCGACCTCGCGCGCGGCGATCTTCGTCGCAACGCCAAGACCGACCGACAACCAGACGCTCGGCGCTTCGTCCGGCGCGCCGCCGACAAAGGCGAAACCCTGACTCGTCAGGGTCTTCGCATAGGGACCGATGACGCCCTTCTGGATCGTCGCGCCGGTGTTTTCGGTGAACGGAAAGCCGAGTCCGCCAGTATTGTCGAATACCGCGATCGTGTAGCGATTGCCGAGATAGAGTTCGTTTCGGAACTTCCAAAGGCAGTTGATCGGATCGGCCGCATTGCTATCGCTGCCGAACAGCTGCGAGTTGAACGTGAACTGGTTCGCAAGCTGCGTGACGTAGACCGATGTGTGATCGGTCAGCGCGAAGTAGCCGGCGAACCAGATCAGATCGATCGGGCTGCCGACATTCGAATCGGTGCACTGCTGAAGTGTCGGATTTGCCTGCGTGGTGCCGTCCGGCTTCTGGATCGTGTAGAAAAAAAGTTGCTTCGCCGTGACGATTCCGATGCCCTGATTCTGGTAGCCGTAGGCCATCGCCACCGGCTCGCCATCATCGGGAAGCTGTCCGAGCACCTTCACCGCGCCGAGCGCGTTCACCGATACGAAATTGGTGCCGATCACGCGATAGCAGGTCCCGAGCCAGTTGATGCCGCCGCGGTCATGGCCGACGAGCGTCGGCGCGCCCACGTCGAAGCGCGTGAGACCCTCGGCCGAGCGCAGGAACATCTTGCTGATGCCGGTGCTCTTCATGACGGGCACGAGATTGCGCGGATACGACGTGCGAAATTCCGCGCCGACGTCGGTGTAGGTGCCCGAGGCGAGTGGGATTTGGGGCATGTCAGGCAGCCGCGCTCTGGAAACCTTCGCCCGGCGTCACATAGACCTTGCCGCTATTGCCGGTATCGGTGATTAGCGACATCGCGCCGTACGTATCGGCTTTCGTGACGACCTCGGACGAATTCGGACCGATCGGGTAATCGCCGGACAGGCCGGAGCTGGGCGCGGAGGCCGCCGCCGGATTGCCGGAGATCGAAAAGCGCACGTAGACCGGGAAAGCGTTCGGATTGAGTACCCTAACCTGCTTCGCCAGTGCATCGACGCCGATTTCGGTGTGCGTGCTCGATACCGAGACGACCTGCGTCTGCCCTTGGGCCGGCGAAAACGGTTGATTGAAAGCCATGTCTCACACTCCGTCGAGTGGCTGCACGATCAGGGTCGCGCGGCTGAGGGAAAACGTCGTCGCCGCATCGGCCGATGCGACGAGCTGAATCACGTCGCCCATGTTGATCTGCGCATTGACGTTGTTCGGGTTTTGCAGGATGCCCGAGAAGCTGAACGCCTGCGATGCGCCAGTCTGGGCGATGAGCGCCTGGAATTCGGACGTGTACATCGGGCCGCCCACCGGGCCGGTCTGTACCTGAAGCGTCAGCACGCGCGGCGACGGCAGCGAGCCGATCAGCGCGACCCAGAACGCGCACGCCTTGATCGCGCGGGTCGCCTGCAAGATGCCTGTCGTCACGTTCTCGGTCAGCGTCTGGCCGCCCATCTTCAGCGTCGAGGCGCCGTTGGCGTCATACGGCGCGATCACGGCCGGCGTCGTGGTCAGCGCAACGTTCTCAGTCTGCGTGCGGCGCAGCGCATACAGCGAACTCGCCAGCAACAAACCGCCGGTCGAGAACACGAAACTCGATTGGAACAGCGACAGAAGCGCCGACAACGCCACCTTGCGCGGTTGGCCGGCGTTCTGATTCCAGATCGCCAGTTGGTCCGCGAGCTGCGGCGAGATGTCTGGGGACAGCTGATTGATGTTCGACATGACGTGTCCTCAATTCGAATCCGGCCACGGATTGCCGCTCGGCTCGAGCGTCGCATCGTTGGTCGTCGTGACGCGATCCACGGGCGCGAAGAATTGCTGATTCTTCGTGTTGCGTCGATTGCCCAGTCCGATCGGCATGTGCCGCGGCATTTGCATCTGCGGAATCTCGTAATTGCCGAGCAGCAGCGTCCGATAGCCAGCGGCGGCCGCGCGCATCGTTTCCATGCTCAACTGCTTGCCGAGCGTCGGCGCGAGGCGTTTCGCGAGGTTCGTATAGAACGGCTCTTCGGCCCAATCGGGAATGCCCGCGTCATCATTGAGCGATGCGCTCTTTCCTGCCAGGTTGTAGCCGATGCGGATGCCGCGCGCATCAAAAGATGCGGCCATCCGTTCGAGGCGCAGCAGTGCCGTATTGCGCTCTTCTGGGCTCAGATCGAACACGTAGCCCGCGAGCGCGATTTCCTCATATGCGGCTTCGACCAAATCGCCTTTCGTGGTCACGATTGCTTCTCGATCAATTGCGGTTGGTCAGCTTTCTTAGCAGCCTTCGAGGCCGCGGCCGCGCGCGCCGCTTCTTCGGCCTGCTGCGCCTCGATCACGTCGGCCGGCGTGCGATGCCAGCCCTGCTCGAGATGCGTGGCGACGTCGGCTTCGTCGACGATGATCCAGTCGACGTGGATCTTGTGAATCAGCTCTTGGGTACCCTTGCGATAGAGCATCGTGGCTTTTTTCAGCGGGATCATTCCGTGATCTCCAAAAAGTGAGAGGCCGCCCAGAAGGGCGGCTCAAGATCGTCCGCGTTACCGCGGTACGAAGTCCATCGTCGGTGCCACGGTATAGGTGACGGTCACGATGTCGCCTGCCGATACCGGTACGACACCGGCAGTCTCACCCACCGAAATAGCCGCAGGCGAGCCGCGTTTGAGCGTTACCGCCGATACGGTGCCACCGCTAATGACGACGGTGCCAGCCGCCTGCGCCGTATAGGCAAACGGCGAAGCCCCCACGGTGAGCGCAGCAATTGCACCGGCAGCTCCCCATGCGGCGCTATTCGTGCCGCCGATGACCTGCCATTGCGCCCCGTCTGACTTCACTTCGACGATCGAATTCTGCGCAGTCAGCGATTGCGATGCAGAGCCTTCGATCTGCGACCCATCAACCGTGACGAGCGAAACCGAATTCGCCGCCGCGAATGCCGTATCGCTACGCTTGATCATCTTGTGCTGCCCTTTCGATACCGAAGCGGCTGGCAACGTGATCTGCACGTTTTGGCTTGATGCATCGACGAGAATCAGGAAGTCATTGTTTTGCGCGTTGTAGTTGACGGGATTCGGATCGTTGGACGCGGAAACAAGCTGCGTGACAGGCTCATACGTATATCCGGCCCCGGCGCCTGGACCGATGCCCTTTTGCCCAAAGTCTGTGGAGCGAGTGATTTGCATGATCTCTCCTTACACCTGGTTGAACAGCTCGACACCACACATCTCGGTGTTGAGTACGGCGACGCCGAAGAACACGTCAGCGCGGTACAGGATGGTCTTGGTCTTGATGTCGTAGAACTTTTCGAGCGACATTTCGATCCCTTGCTCTGTCGTCGCGCGCAGCACTTGCGCACCGGCATCGGTCGGCGGCGCAAAGCGGCCGGGCAGCAGTTCGATCGCATCCTTCTTCCAGTGCGGATTGAGCGACGACGCGGCGGTGTTCAGCCACGTGATCGCCGCACCGTTGGCCGGCGTCGCCGACACGTTTTGGTAGCAGATTTCGGCATTCGAACCGCCTTGGCCGCTGATGAACGGCGGCGTGATTTGCAGATGCGTGCTGTCGACCACCGATACGACGCGGAAGGTCTTCGGCTGGCCCGTGTCCTGCTTCGTGATGTGATGGACCGAGTTGGAGCCTGCGACCTGGAAGCAGTCGCCAGCCAATACGCCGGTCGTCGAGCTGACGACGATCGTCTGGAAGCGGTTATCGACGTTCGTCACTTCGCCATACGAGGCGGCGACGGTCGCTTGCGGAACATAGAACTGATTCGCTGCACCGATCGTGATGGCGCCACCGCCGGCCGCTGCGATCCGCGGCGCGTAGTCCATCTTGAACACGCCGAAATTCGCGACCTCGCCGATATATGCCTTGTCGTAAGCGGTTTCGGGACGGCCTTGCATCGTCTGACGCGCCGCGAGATTGCTCGCCATCGAGTTATAGTCGCGCGACACGAACGCTGCATAGCGATCGTCGGCGCCGATGCCCTGTTCGTTGTAGATCGCGTCGATTGCTGCGATGTCGTCGAAGCCGGACGCGGCCGACGTACGCTTGACCACCAACGAGCCGAGCGACGTTACCGCATTGTTCACCGCGACGTTGATGTCTGAAGCGAGTTTCTTCTTGGCGGATTCGCCGAGGCGATTCTCTTGCAGCGCATCGCGTAGCTCGAGTGCAGTCATGGTCCATGGCACCGAGCGCGGCTGATTGATCTGTGCCGGTACCGCCAGCTGTGTATAGCTGTTGAAATTGCCCGTCATATCGATACCCGCATACGACTGCGAGATGTACGGCATCGGGCGCCAGATGGTGTTAAAAGACCGTTCCATCGCCTGCTGATCGGTCGAATATTTCTTGACCAGCCGCGACAGCACCAGCATATCGTTGAAGCCTTCGAGCAATTGCTCGAAGGCGACACGTTCCTCTTTCGAAAACGCGTTGCTCATTTGTGCTGCTCCTGTCCAAGTTGGCATCAGAGCAGCCGCGACAACCTACTATTTGCGCTGGTTATGCGCTCGCTTCAGTTGTTGCTTGTATGCGACGACCTTCGAATAATCGCCGGTCTTCTCCGCCTCAGCTCGCAGCTGCTCGAGTTTCCTCTCGCCGCCGCCAGCCGCCGGAGCGCCAGACGAAGACGAGATGCGCCCTTCGGGCGCGGGCTTGGTCGCAGTGCGGGCAGACGTCACTTTCAACTCCTTTTCGAGCTTGGCCGCCGCGAATGCGAACCGGACGGGATCTTTGATTTGGGCCAGCGGTTGCAGCTTGGTGGGATTACGACCCAAGGCGTAGACCAGAAGCGCGGGCTTGTCAGCACCGGCTAGCAAGATGCCTTGCTGCTCGACGGACAGGGCCGCGACGACTTCCGTTTCTGCGTCTTGGTAGTCCTTGACGCGCAACTCACGCGCTTCCTTGACGTAGCCTTCCTGACGTTCCTGGATGGCTCGCTGGCGCGCTTCCGCTGCCTGACGCTTTTCGGCTTCCGCGGCATCGACTTGGCGCTTGGCGTCGTACCACTTGCCGAGCGCGTCATCGAACTTGCCTTCGTCGTAGTCGAATTCCTCGAGTTTCGGCTTCGGGCCGAGCGTCGGAGGCTGCGTCTGCTGCGATTGCTGCTGCGTCTTTTCCTTCGCCTCGAACTCGCGCAGCTTGCGCTGCGCTTCCGCGTACTGCTTGCGAAGGTCTTTCACCCACTGTGGTGCGTTCTGCTGCTCTTGGCTGGCTGAGGCCGGCGGTGCCTCATCGCCGAATTGCAGGGTGAGCTCGTTGTCGGTATCGCCTTCGCCTGCCGAGCCTTCGGGACCGCCTTCGGGGGTCTCGGGCTGCTCGCCATTTGCGGCTGGGTCGATGTCCTGCTCGCCGAGGTCGGCCGCCGGGTCATCCAGTCCTGCATCGAGCACATCGTCTTGCTGCGCTTCGGGCGTTTCTGCCGTGTTGTCCATTCGATCACCGTATCGACTCGCGATTCAGGCCTCGCGGAGAGCCTGACGCATTGTTAGCATTAAATGTCAACAAAATCAAGAATCAGAGCACTTAAATTGCTATATATCCTACTCATGCCACAGATTATTGCGTGGTTTTCTGGGCGACGACAGCATCCTGCCCCGTTTGTCCGATCAGCGTTTGCAGGATTTCGTAGGCGCCCATCAGATCCTCACGGCGCGCATTGGCGAGCCGCGCGATCGCGTCCGCGCGGCTGTTGGCGGCATCCGCCAGGGTCTTGATGGTTTCCGCATGCGCCTTGCCGGCGCCAGCCTGTTCGCGCTCAGCGGCGGCGAGCAGGTATTGCGACTGCGGATCGGGCGGCTGATTGGCCGCGGCTTGCTGCTGCGCCTCGAGCTGCTTGCGTTCCGAATCGTTGGGCTTGATGACGCCCAGCTTGACGAGCTGCATCCGCAGAAACTCCTGCAAATCGTCGAGCCCTTCGCCATCCATGTTGGTCAGCGTCAGCGAGACGACGATCGAGGCGAGCTGCGGGTCTTGGATGAACTGAAGCATCGACACCAGCGATCGAACCGTGCTGTCGCGCCGGCTCTTGAAGGCCGGCCCGACGTCGACCGTCACCTCGAACTTGCCCTTCGTCGGATCGTTGGTGATCTGCGGCACGCCATCGACGAGGCGCGGCTGTTTCAGTACCGCCTTGCCGCGCTTGCCATCCTTGCCGACCGTCACGACCCGACGGCTTTCTTCGTCGTAGATTTCGCGTGCCATCCCGAGCCAGATCTCGCCCGAGCGCTGCATCGACTTCGCCATGTTGTCCATGTAGATGAAGGCCATCATGTCGACCTTCGCCTGCACGCGCTCCATCAGCGCATCGGAGACATTCGAGACGACCTGCTCGCCGGCCTCCTGATTGCCGGTCAGTTCCTTGATGCTGGAATCGACGATCTGCAACAGCGCGGCGAGCGACTCCGGAATCGGCGGAGGTTCCGTGTAACCGACCGGACCGGCCGGCGTCACAGTACCGTCCGGATTTTCGATCGGGTTGATCATCAGGAACGGGTTGTCGTCGATGTTGTCGTTCGCCCACTTCATTTCATGGCCGCGCACCTGCTCCGGCACAAAGATCGGTTTGCGGCGCGGCGCGAGCGCGGTGATGATCGCGAGCAACGAGATCTGCATATTGAGCAGGCGCTGCGCATCCTTGCCCAAGCGGATGTGCGACATGATCCGCTCTTGGTTGTCGATGAACGCGCGCTTGCCGTAGAACGGCACGATCGGGATATTCGGCCCGGCGATTAACCCGCAATCCTCAAGCACCTTCCCGCCATCGTGAATCCACTTATGCACGCGGCGCTGCTTCACCGTGCGCGTGCGCACATGCGTATAGCCCTGCGCCTGCATGTCCTCGCGCGTCTTGTCTTCAAGATCCGCATCATCGATTCTCACGTCCTTCGTGTTCTGGTTAAGCATCCGATAGACGTGCACCTTCTTCTTCACTTCCTCGGCGTGGTAATACTCGGCGACGTAGATGACGTCCGGCGTGTACCAGTCGAACTCGGTCATTTTCTGGACCTTGCGGAACGTCGCCGGTTGACCCATCCCGGCATTGCCGAATGGATCGCTCGAATCGGTCTCGCCATAGGTGTCCTGGTATTCGTCGCGCGACATCGACGTGATGACCCAGCACCGCTTTGCGTCGCTCTTGTCGTAGCGCTTGCCGCCTAGATCCCAAAACACCGATGAGTCGGCGTCATAGATCGGCTCGAACACGATCTTCTGCGAATCGTCGTCCTCGTCGTATTCGTCGGTGTACTCGTTTCGCAAACGCCATGCGCCGAAGCCACCGGAGATACCTTCCTCGAACGCGTTGTCATAGGCTTCCTGACCGCCCGAGCGTTGCTCGTCGCCGCGGTACATGCCTTCGAGCGTCTCGGATGTATGCTGATCCGCATCGTCGTCATTCGGCTCGAACTTCACGTCGATACGGTTCGCCCGGTACTCGTTGAAGATGCGCACGCAGGCCATGTGTAGCTTGTTCAGCTCGAAGCGCGGCTTGTTGTCGAATTGCAGGCGCAGTGCGTCCTCCCACTGCGCGCCATCGACGAACACGAAGCGTCGATCTTGCAGGCACTTCAGGCGGATTTCTTGCTGAGACTTGTACGCGTAGTCGAAATGCTTGAGCGACTCTTCGACGAGCGCGGCTTCGATTTCGGATTTGGGTCGGGTCATGATGTGCGAGTTCAATGAACGCCGCATGCGCGGCAAAACCATCCTGGGCGGATGAAACTGAACTCGCGTGGAACTGCTCACTGCACATCCGATACGCGGCTACGAATGGCTGAATGGGATGAATCTTAGTTCAACTGGATTGCCGTTTCACCTTCTTCATCGATTGCTGGTACATGAGCATCAGGTCTTGGCTGATCCGTTGGATCGAATAAGCCTCGAATTCTGAGCTCGGCTGTTCCTCGCCCATACTTTCCCGGATGCGCTGAAAGACGTGAACAGCCTCGTGAACAAGAAGTGCCGCGATCGCGGTACCGGGACACTTTCTCAAACGCATCATGTCGATGCACACGATCGCGAGATCATCCCCTCCGCGCTTATGATCGAACCAGTGCATCGTCGCGGATTTTCCGGCGGTCACAAAATCACTTGGCGACTTGATCTTTAGTCGGCGCATTTCCCGCAGATAGTCGCGCTCGTCAATGCATAGACCCAAATCGCATCGACGGCGCAGCAGAATGTCTGGCGCGTATTTCATCGTCTCCCCTTATTCCAATGATTGACCGTTCGCGGTATCTCCACGGGCGGCGCTTCTTTCTTCGGCTCTTTCATCGCGACCGCCATGTATCCGAATGCATCGGCCGCATGCGAGGACCAGTCATGCACGGGATCCTTGCTAAATTGCTTGGTGTCCGGATCGACGTCGTAGTGATAGCTGCGCAGCGCTTGCAGGCCCTCTTCGCATCGTTCGCCATCGATCCACAGCAACGGAAAAAGCAGGCGAGCGGCCTGAATGCGCGTCTCGATCGATGTCTTCGGCACGATCCGCACTTTGAATCCGGCATCCTTCAATTGCTGCGCCACTGTCCGCTTCGAAGCAAGCAACTCGTGCTCGGCGTCATGCGGCAGCCAGCAATCGGCATAGACGTACCGCTTTCCTTGGAGGGCGTGCGCATACTCGCCGATGTGCTTGCCGGTTCCTTCCAGGTAATCGATGACGCGATACTCCATGTGCGCAAACTGAGCGAACCAGATCGCCGTCTTGTCGGCGCGGCCCAAGTCCCAAAACAGATGCACCGGCTTCGTCGGATCGTGCGGCACGCGCGTAATGCGATCAGCTGCTTCCCGAAGCTCTTTGGCGTAGACCGCGCCGAGAATGGGCGATTCGAACGAGCACAGGAATTCCTGCTCGAAGAGCGCGTTGCCCATCGTCTCGCCGAAGTCGGCAACGTATTCGGCGCGCAGCCGATCGAGTTGCTCGGCATCGTATTGGCCGGTCTGATTGGCCGTCAGGATTTGAGCGAAAGCCTGCTCGTCGCGCGAGGCATTCTGATAGGTCGTATATGCGTGGTTCTTGCCGCGCGGCGTGGTGATGAAGATTTGCCAACCACCGTTTTCAGCCAGGATCGGACGCAGATAGGCCTTCGCGGAAGGATTCGACAATGCCCACTCCGAATAGACGATGCCGACCGGAGGCGCGCCGACCATCGAGTTGTAATTGTCGGATCCCACCACCTGCCATGTCGAGCCGTTGACGAACTCGATGTACATCTCCTGATCGTTCTTGCGTGCGCGGATCGCGTCCGGAAACGCCTCGTCGATCCGCTTGCGGCCCGTGTGCGGGTTCACCGCGTTCCAGATCGCCTTGCGTGCCTGCGATGCCATCGGCAGCATGTGCCAGTACGTACCGACGCGCTCGAACGCCGACACGGCCGTTCTATGCAGCGCGATATCGTCCTTGCCGGCGCGACGACACCAGATCAATTCGGCATGCTTGCCACCCCGTTCGAGGTAGTCCCAAGCTGGCCGCTGATAGGCGCGAGGATGCCAATTATTCGGCAGGCGGATCTTCATCGACCTCCCCGAAGCGCACGATCTGGACCGTGAGCGGTTCGCCGCCGGGCCCACTGAGTTGCGTATCGCGCCTGTCGCGCCATCCCATCCGATTCTTCAGCCAGAAGATGAGCATGGTCGAATCGCCTTCCACGCATCGCTCGAAGGCGCGTCCGATCACCTTCGCGTCCGCATGCTTGTTGCCGATCGCAATCGCCTCGGCGAACTCCGGATGCGCCTTCTTCCAGTTCTTGATCGTACGGCCGGTCACGCCGAGCAGCGGCCCGATCTCTTCGATCGTCGCGCCGAGCAGCGCGTAGTTGCGCGCGAGCTCGGCGTATTCCGGCTTGTACGATGACGCGCGCGGCCGCAGGTTTTCCATTCCCTTGTGCGCTGCCATGCTCATGCCTCCTTCGGCAACTCGCGAGTTTTTTCGGCCAAGATGCGCCTCTCTTCGCTTTCGAAATGACTGCAAGCAAGTGGACGAAATCTGAGAAGTTGCTCAGTCGCCGTTCCTCTCTCATCGGAAGAAGTGAAGGTTGCCCAGAGGACCCGCTGTTGGCCGTCGATCATCGTGTCATAACGCGCATTGATGCGCGTGCCAAGCGGCACGAAATACGGATCGAGCATATGTGTCTCTACGATGTTTCCCAGCACCTCTACAACGCTTCCCATTGGAATTTCAGGTAGCTCCACGATCACTTGCTCCCCATCTTCCGCAAAGTCTTTGCCAACCTCGCGCGCTTACCTTCCTTGCCGCTCTTCTTCGCCGCGGCGTCGAGCTTTTTCTCGGGGATCTTCTCGCCCTTCTTGACGCCCAGTTCCTTGCGCAGCGCACCGGGATGCTTCACCGCGCCCTGAATCCACTTCTTCTCAGCCATTTCGTTCCCCTCGAAAGAGTTTCGTTCAAACGGTTTCGGGCTCATCGAGCATCTCGATCACACGCCCGCGGTGGTTCTTCGGCGCGGCGATGGCTCCTAGCGCGACGAGGAAGGGATTAGCCTGCGTACGCATCACGCGGCGCACCTTGAGAGGCTTGATGGCGTCTGTGCCGGGGCCGAGCGCCCATACCGCAGCTGGCCTGCGCGACGTAGGAATCCAGCGCGCCACATGCATTTCGCCGCGATACCGCGCCAGGTTGCGCACGACAACGCTCTTCATCATGCCGGTCGCAACGCACAGTTCGGGCGTCGACATCGGGCCGTGCTGCTCAAGCGCGAGACGGATGCGCGGCCATGCGAGATTGGTGCGCGTCTCGATGCCGATGTGACCCGCCGGACGGCGTAGCTTCCACCGACCCACCGCGCGCCGCACCGTGTCGTCACTTACGCCGGTAGCCGCAGCGATGTCGCGCAATGGCGCGCCGGCTTCGTACATGCGCGCGACAAGCGCTTTCTCGTGGGATCGCCAGAAATACGGGCTCATGTCATCGTCCTCAGTGCAAAGCGTGCAATCAGCAGCGCATCAGCCCGCCCATCGTGTCGCTCGAGGGGGCACAGCTCACGCCCGAACATCTCTCGCGCGATACGCAGCGACTGCTTCTTCGTCGACTCGACCCGCGTAGCGATGCCGTAGAACGCCTGCCATGCCTTCGGCGAGACATGGGTAATGGGAAGACCCGCGAGCTCGCATACCGTCCTCACCACGGCCTTCGTCGCGGCTAGCGATGCCTGAGATGCCATCGAGCCTACACGCGCTCCGCCGCCGATGAACGCGTTTAGGTCCTCCATCACGACGATTCCCTTCTCATCGGGCGGCACGAGCTTGCGCAGTTCATCGCGCAGCGCGAGCGGGTCGACCTCGTTGCGGATCTTGCCGCCGCGATGAGATGGACGGATCGGCATATCGATGACGTGCGCAAAGTCGCTGGCGGTGAGCGTGGCGATGGCGCCATGGATGCCTGGATCGATCCCCACGATGATCATTGCGCCTCCGGATTTTGGGCAGGAAACAATGGCTTGCCGATCATCGTTGCGTCCCCCATTGAGCAATCCATTGCCCCGATCGCAGATCGAGATAGCGTTGGGCACCGCTCCGATCATCGCGAAACTGCAAGCTCGCAGGATCGAACCAGAGGCGGATGTTTCCTTCCCACGTGTAATGTCGCTGCTTCGCGCAGATCAGCACCGTGTCTGCCGAACTCTCGACGGCGGCGCGCTTTTCGTCCGACAGATCGGTTTTCCGCAGATCGGCTTCCTTGCGTTTGTTGCGATGGACGATCAGCACGTTGTCGACGAGATCGGTGATCTCGCCTGCGCCTTTAAGGTCGAACTTGTCTGGAATGTCCGATTCCCTCTCGCCCTTGCGTGCGTGATGCACGAGATGGATGTGCAGATCGGTGTCGCGTGCAAGCGAGCAAAGCGCGTCGACGAATGCCTTCTGCCCAGCGTAGTCGTCCGGCGCTATGCCGCACTTGAGCAGGCTGTCGATGACCATATGCGAAACGTTCAGCTCACGGCGGCAATAGCGCGATACCGCAAGCATCCGATTCCGCGGCACAGTGCCGACGTGGTTGTAGATCCAAAGCCGATCGTTCGTCCAACGGCCGAACGCTTGCAGATAATCGGACCCAGGACGTTCGGTGCATGCGGCCTGCCTCGTCAATCGCTCCATCGTGGCCCGCGGTCGCATCTCCATCGAAGCGATACAGACGCGTTCGGCCGCCGTCAGCGCATGAAGCATCGCGTAGCCGAGCACGGCCGATTTTCCATGACCGTTCACGCCGCCCCATAGCGTCACCTCGCCCGGACGAAATGCGATGTCATTGCCCACGCTCGGCCATGGCGTCGCGACACCCGTCTGTTGCTCTTCTTCGCCGTACAGGTGATCGACGAGCTCATCGATGAACTCGTGGGCAGGGCGCACATCTGAGCGTCCGTCATCCTCGTCGGAAGCGTATGCATCCCAATCGATCGAATCAGGAATGGTTCGGGCCATCAGGCCACCTCCGCGACGTTTGCATGGCTTTCATCGGCGAGCTGCAAGACGAGCTCGCACGCTCGGTCATAGGGATTCGGAAGATCGCGGCCGAGCGCATTGAGCAGGCGGTTTGCGATGACGCGCGAGGCATGCCAATGCGCTTGGTCGAGCGGCAGCGGCAACCAGTCGAAGAGTGCGAAATCTTGGCCCGGCACGACGCGCATTTGCCCGCAGTCGATGCTAGGACCTTCGCGGAAAGTCAGTGCGAGCGTGTTGGGAATTGCCGCTGCGATATCCGCAAGCGTGTGGACCAGATCGCTCCATGCGACGTTTCTCGAAGCAAAGACCTCGACGTCGAGCGCACGGATCGGACGCCAGTCGTAACGCTCGCCGGCGGTTGCGCGAAGCGTGGTGTTCGACCACGGAAGCGGGCCGGCCAAGGTCACGAGCACCGGGAGCGCCGGCACGTTGCCGCCCTTGCGCATGGCGACGAGTTCGGCAGAGTTGCCGGGGAATCGGAGGTCCATGGCGTCACCCGAAAATTTCGTCAGGGCTGCGGTGGCCGTTCATGCCGTTCAAACGCGGTGCACGGTCCTGAGCCTTCGCAAGCCAGTTCGTCAGGAACCGGGCGTAGTTCGACTTTCGATTCGCAGGGTTGGCGATGATCCATGCTGCCGCCTTCGCAAGCTCACCGTCGATGTTCACGGCCGGGTAAGCCCTGCCCCACTGCCTCAGGAGGCCTTCTGGGATGCCAATCCATCCGTCGGCGCCGAGCGAGATTTTTTCGCTCGGGGCAGAAGAAGTTAAAGCTGTTGTCTGGAGTCTGGAGTCTGGAGTCTGGCTAGGGTTTTGTGTGGGTTCCACAAATAAACCATCTGGGTTATCTATGGGTTCTTCATGGGTTTCATCTGGGTTGCCAGATTTCTTCGGTCTACCGCCCAGCTTCCCAACAGCGCGATTGCGCTCAGCCTTAGCCTGAGCGGCTTCCAGCTCTGAGTCACAGCGCAAATTGTGGTAGCCGTCCTCGCGCAATTCGAAGAATTCTTCCAGCACCGTCAAAACAGCCTTTTTCTCTTCTTTACTGCGTGCCCCGATCAACTTTTGAATTTTTTCGACTGAAACTGGCAAAGGGCGCTCTTCCGCATAGTATTTCCTGATCAGTCGCGAATATGCCGCGTCCTCGACAAACGACAGATGTCGAGTCGCCTGGTCGTAATCACCGATGTGGTGCTTATAGAAGTTCACCGAAGCCCCTTTTGCTTCTCCATTCGTTCCACCTGAGCTTGCGAGCGCTGCACAATAAGCTCACGCATCTGCTGCCACAGAATGGCCCGGACGTATTTAGACTCGGCTGCAACCATCGATTCGCCGAGTTCATGGATGCGTAACTCGCGTTCAGCATCGGTGAGAGGATTCGGGAGTTCTGTCATAAAAACCTCCTTTCACCGAGCAGAAGAAACGCAGAGCCGACGAAATCGGCATTCAATTCTTCCCAGCGAGCTTTGTGCAATTTCATGGTCTTTCATGGTTTCGCTGTATCGCCCGATCCTGTCCGCCGGTCTTCCCACGTTAGCTGTTCGACGTTCTCGAGCTGATTGAGATGGTCGCGCGCGAGCTCCATCAAGATCGCGACTTTGCGCGGAGGAAAGCACTGCATTTCCGCCGGTACTAGCTTCAGCCCGGCTGCGGCCAGCACCTGGCATGCGCGTTCGAGATCGTCCGAAACGAAGCGCGAGATCGTCGGCGGTGAAACGCCGATTTCAGTGGCGATCGTGTTTTGCCCGATCGCCGAAATTCGCTGCATTGCGATCGACATGAACTTGCGTGCGCGTTCGGCAATCGTCGGCGAGACTGTGCTCATGGCGGGCTTCCCGCACGATGTGCGGTGACGCGCAAGCACAGAGGTGCGCAGCAACAGCCGCAAATGGAAGTGATGCCCGCGCAAATGCGGCGGGCACCCGGAAAGAAGGAGTCTCCAGTCATGCCAGAATTGCGTACCCCTACGTCAATGACTTTCATGAAAGGAGAGTCCCATGAGCAGAAAAAATCCAGCGCCTATGCCCGAAAAGGGCGACGCAGAAGTGATCGCAACGCTGCAACGGCAGTTCGTGGCCATGCAAATGCGCCTCTCCGTGCAGAGTGCAGCGCTTCATGCGATTGCACGGACGCATCCGGAACCGGATGCAGCTCTAAAAGACTTTCGTGGGTATGTCGAAAGAGTTCTTGCAATGCCGGACTCAAATCCGGCCGCTCACCATGGCACTGCGGCTGCATCGGCAGAAGCGAATTCGGTGATCGAGGCGTTGCGAGCGAACCCGAATTTCCGGGGGAGCCGGCTCGGCGGCTAGATGCACCGCTGCGAATACTGGGCTTGCATGCGCGCCGAATCGGGAAGAATCTTCGTGGCATCACTTCACCCTTCGTTGACAAAGGAGAAATTCATGAAAACGTTTTTCATCCTCATCGGATTGGGAGTCTTCGTGGCCTTTTCGCTTGGGTGGGATCGACGCCTGATGGAATGGCGAGCTAACCGGAAAGATCTGAAGTTGTTCAACTGCATCGTGGAACAGCAGGCGCGGATCGACCTGTGCATGACTGCGATACGACTATTGCTGAAAACGCATCCGCAGCAAGGCGATGTCGCGGTGCTCCTGCGTGCGGCCACCACGCACCTGAGCGAGGCGTCTGCGCGCGAAACTCCAAACACGCATGAGGTGTACGAACGCACGATTCGCAACGCTCTGAAAGCGCTGGTGGGTGGCAAATAGGCAGCCTTCATGGCGTCCTACGCTTAGGAAAGGAAAGAAAATGAAAGCACTCGCATCCTTGTTTGCAGTTGCCTTTGCGGCAGCGCTCTCCCCTCTGGCATCCGGCGCATCTGCGCCAACCGACGACGAGATCAAGGCCCTCGCGGAAGAAGCCGTGCCAATTCATATGTATTGGCTCCCAGCGAATGCGCTTCGCACGGAAGAATTCCTGAACGTACGCGTGTACCGTTCCCCTGTAGAAGAAGGGGAAGTTTTCGTTGTATGTGGCACTGCAACGAATGCTTACTTCCCCGTCGACTCGCGATTCATCGTGCAGGAAATGGTTGGCGTTGCAGGTCTGGGGAGAGGACTCACCGTCATGAATGCGTGGGTTGAAGATCCAACGGGAAAGCCAGTTATCACTTTCGCCGGTCCTGTCAGGAACTGGAATGCCTGCGAGACGCTGAAAGCAGTACGCGGAGGTACGCTGCATTGAAAGTTGGCTCATGCGACCACCTCTCCGGGCGTTTCGGAATTATCAGCAACGCCTTCGGCTAAGCACGTCTCCGCATACAGACGTTCGAGCTGCTGTTGAGTGCTGAGCAGCACGTTCTTGCGGCGCCCGATCTCGATATGGCTGATCGCACCTTGAGACAAGCCGCACTTCTCCGCGATCGCCGTTTGCGACAAGCCATGCTTGCGCAAGGCGATGATGAGTTGCTTTGCATCCATGGCTGTGCGTCCGGAAGATTGACACCACACAGTCTAATACAAACGTAGTTGAATGCAAAGCCCAAAATCTACCCAAGTATTTGGATCTATCGGCAAAATCCACTACATGAGTAATATTGACATCGGACCGATCATCAAGAAGGCCCGGCTGGACAAGGAGTGGACGCAGCAAGAGCTAGCGAAACGCTCGGGGGTCAGCCAGGGGACCGTTGGTCATCTTGAAAGCGGACGCAACCGCAGCACGACGAAATTGCTCGAGATCGTGCGCGCCCTTGGGCTCAATCCTCTCGAGCTTGGCCTGACGTCGGCGGCCGAGGGCATTCCCGCAGAAACGGATCTTGGCACCAACGCCGCGCCCGTCGCTGTTTCTCAGCCCTCTTCACTTCCGGACGCCGTCCAACGCCGCGCTTCGAAATTGGAGAAATCTTTCGCCGCGCTTTCACGCGACATGCGTGAGCTCGTCGAAATCCTCATAGCGATTGATCAAATTGGGGGCGCAGACAGAGAGATGACCATCGCCGGCATTCGCTACATTCTCCAAGCGCGTAGGGATTTTCCCTCACATGCAGGCCAAGACAGCACAAAAACCAAGCAGACGTAAGAGCGCTGCAAGTTCTAAACATGTACATTGATGCCTCGTATTCGTATGCTCTGCGGGGAGCGCATTAACGATTCGGGGGCCGGATGACAGCAGCAACAAGCAGGAAAAAAATCAGGCTTTTGGTCAGTAATATCGACCAAAGCGAAGATCAAAACCCATGCGATACCTGTGCCGCGCAGCGCCAGCTCGAGCACGTGAAACTTTGCCTAAAGGCCGCCCTCATTGCGGCCGAACCGCGACGAAAACGCCCTCGCGGAAAATCATAAGAACCTGACACCATTAATCCATGTCGACCGAAGAGCCCTGTTCGAGCAGAGCTCTCGCGGCATGGATTTTTTTGCCTTCGATAAATACATTCGTATTGACTTCCTAAGAATACGTTTGTATTATCAAGTCACGGTCACACCACCTCAGACCACAGATTGAACCGCGAGGCCGCAATGGAAAAGGAACGCAGTTGGACGACCCACAAGGAACTCGAATTCATCGAGTACCTGGCCGCCAAGAGAGACGCCGTAGCCCTGCTGTCGGGCTACCTGACCGGCATGCGCGGGCGCACCGACTTCGGCGACATGGACCCGAACCAGGTGCTGCGCTATGCGCGCGACAGGCTGGCCGCACGCCGGCGCCGCACAGCGTGATTGGACGTCGATCATGAATGCCCTGCTGGACCCGACCGAATCGCTTGAGCTGGCGATTCTGCGCGGCCTTCTTCCCCATCAGCTCGCGGATGAGATCGATGAGCTGTCTCCTGACGAGTGGCGCGACCTCAAGGAACTGTTCGCGCGTCCCGAATCGGCCGAGCAAGCGACCGAGGTCGAGCGGATCGTACGTCGCCTGTTCGAAGCTGCGGTTGCCAGAGAGCGCGACGCATTCTTCGCGGCGCACGCGGATCGTGCCAACCGAAAGGTGCGCTTCTTTGACGAGGTGTGAGATGGATATGACGAGTTTCCTTCTCGGGTTCGTGGCTGGCGGCGTGACGGTGATGGGCTTTATGGCTGCCGTAGCGGCGCACGTCATCGGAGCCAGCGAGGAACAGGCTTTCGACAACCAGAACAGGAGCGAATCATGAGCCTCGCCGCCCAAGACCTGCTCGAACTGATTCGCCTTGCCAAGGGCGGAGCGGGCGCGCTTACCGAACATCTGCTGCGCGAAGTGGCGCTCAATTTAATAGCGGTTGGCGTCGCTGATGAGCGCGGCGGCGGTTGACCAATCCCTCCCGCTACAGGAGAACGACGTGGACCAATCATGGAAGAACGAGCCGAGCGAAGAAGTATTCGAGGCTCACGGAATGAAATGCGAGATCTGCCGCGTTTCGTGGAGCGGACATCTTTGCGGATACGTCGGCGTGCCGGAATCGCATCCATGGTTCGGCAAGGATTACAACGCCGATGTACCGGCAACGCGGGCCCAACTGGATCGCGAAGTGGACATCGACAAGATCGGGACGATCAACCTACTTTGCGCAAACGCACCGACCGAGGAAGCGGCGAGCATCGTCCTGCTCATCGATGTCCACGGCGGCCTGACCTACTCGGCTCCCGGCGTCGAGGCATTGGATGGTCTATGGGTATTTGGGTTCGACTGCGCTCACGCCGGCGATCTCTGTCCGGTCTCAGCCGAAAAGTACGGCGACAGCGGCTACGAAACGTATCGAGATTTCTCGTATGTGAAACGCGAGATCGAATCGTTGGCGTTTCAACTGTCCAAGATCGCCTGACTAACGTAGCCCACCACGACGCTGAACCACAACCCAAAACCCAAAACCGAGAACCACTATGAACATCAAAATCCTGAACCGCTGGACGCTGAAAGTCATTTTCGAATGCGAAGCCGATTCGATGAAAGCGGCTGTCGAATTGGCCTATACGCAAAACGTCGACCTGCGCGGCGCGAACCTGAGCGACGCGAACCTGCGCGGCGCGAACCTGATCGGCTCGGACCTGAGCGGCGCGAACCTGAGCGGCGCGAACCTGATCGGCTCGGACCTGATCGGCTCGGACCTGAGCGGCGCGAACCTGATCGGCTCGGACCTGATCGGCTCGGACCTGAGCGGCTCGGACCTGAGCGACGCGAACCTGATCGGCTCGGACCTGCGCGGCGCGAACCTGAGCGACGCGAACCTGATCGGCTCGGACCTGCGCGGCGCGAACCTGAGCGACGCGAACCTGCGCGGCGCGAACCTGAGCGACGCGAACCTGCGCGACGCGAACCTGAGCGACGCGAACCTGCGCGACGCGAACCTGCGCGGCTCGGACCTGAGCGGCATTCCGAAAATTCCCAATATCCACCAAGCAGTCCACGGCGCTGCATCGCAGCCGGGAGCGCTCAACATGGGTAACTGGCACAGCTCGTGCGGCACATCGCACTGTCGCGCCGGGTGGGTCGTGACACTGGCAGGAGAAGGCGGAAAGGCCCTCGAATGGGCGATGGGAACGGCGACGGCAGCCACCCTCATTTACCTCGCAAGTGATCCCGAGCGCTGGAAGATCGAGCGCTTGCCGGACTTCTATTGCGGCAACGATGAAGCCATCGAAGACATGAAGCGCATGGCCGAGGAGGAATTCAAGGCACAAATCGCCTGAGCGAGCCGATACGCCGATAAGGAACCACCATGCAACACGATCTTCTTTCCAGTCTGAAAGACGCCTACGACGAAGCGCGCAGCCATGCGAACCGTCACGGCATGGACATTGCGGTACAGGCGATCAGCTACGCGATGTCGGGCGAACGTGAGCTTGCTGCGAATCTTGCCGAGCGCGAAGGGTTGATTGCGCGAGGGGGTTTGTGATGGCGCTGACCACTGAGAAGCGCGAGGCGTTGAGGTATGCGCGCGAGATGATTGAAAGCGGTCAAGAAATGTATATCTGCTTCGCGCTATACAGCGTCAAACGCAAACACCCGAGACTTGCAGGTGCATGCCAGGTGCTTAGAGATTACATCGAGATCCAACTTGGCCATTGCGGACCTTTAGAGTCTTGGCAAAGAAAGAATGGTTTCGGGGAGCGCTGCGGATACCAGTCTCTGTTCGATCGCCTCGCGTGGATTGACTGGATGCTCGATGAGCCGAAGGAGGAATGCTGAGATGAAATTTAATATCTATCCGGTCCACGGCGACAAATATTCCGAGGTCCTAATCGAAATCGACAATGTGAAAGTCGAACTCGGTTGGTTGAATCCGCGGGATCGGAACAAATTGGCGGAGACGCTTCGGAAAGCCGCCGATGAACTGTGTCCCGACGACGTTCCGTATGAAGTGTTGCGGGAATCGTGGGAAATGGAACGGGATCGCGAGAATGCGCGATGAGTGAAATCAACGATGGTGGACCGGCGTGCTCTCGATGCGGCGATCCCGCTGTGCGGAAGCAGGGTCATCAACATCTGTGCGCCAAACATTATCGGTTTGGCCAGATGCGAGTTCGAGCAAAAAGGGACGGGAAACCGGTGCCGGCGCATGCCGAACTGCACAACATGCGCGGAGTTGATTTGAAATGCCCGGATTGCGGTGTTCCGATGAATTGGTTAGCTGCGGATGGTCAATCAACAGTCGCCAGCCTACAGCATTACCGCGACGGGTCGATGGCTATTGTCTGTCGGTCATGCAACACCCGACATGCATTCATGCCGGAAGACAGTTTTAGAAGTATGCCTGCGGGCCACAAATATTGCCCGAGGTGCGAAAAAGCGAAGCCGTTTGAACAATTCTCGGCAGATAACGGGCGGAGTGGCCCTTTGAAACTAAAGAGCTGGTGCAAGCAATGCTCTGGCGCATCTCATGCTGAATGGCAAAGGAATAATCGTGAACACTACAACGCAAAGCAACGAAAAAGACGCGCCGCACGTCGCATTGCCGGTTGATCTCCGCGACTGGTTCGCCGGGAAAGCGATGAACGCTGCGATGAACGCTGCGATGATGACTTTTAAGCCCTCATCTATCGCTATCTACGCATCGATGTCGAAAGTGATCGCGGAAGTCGCCTATATCGTTGCCGACGCCATGCTAAAGGCCAGGGACCAATGATGCGCACCGCAAACGACAACGATCTGCTGCTCGCCGCCTGCGAGCGCGCGCACCGTGCGCTGACGATCGGCGCGGCATTCGGCCTGTTCACATGCATCGGCGCGCTTTGGTACGTGGTCGTCGGCCTCCGTGCTGGAGGTGCGCTGTGAAGTCCTTCGCGCGCAAGGTCGGCGAGCTCTTTGCCCTGTGGATCGTCATCGCCACGATCCTTTTCATCATCGTATGGCTCGTCGTGCCGCAGATGCTCGGTACGCTGGATGAAGTCCTTACGAACCCAGTCCCAACCTCATCGAGGCCTGCATGAACGCACCGGAAATGAATCGCCTTGGCTTCATCGGCGGCAGCGACGTTGCCGCCATTCTTGGCGTAAGCCCGTGGAAAACGCCACATGAACTGTGGCTTCAGAAGACGGGCCGCGCGCCGCGCGAAGAGATCACGCCTGAGCAACAAAAGCGCTTCGACCGTGGTCACCGCCTGGAGCCGGTCGTGCTGCAGATGCTCATCGATCGCCTCGAGGATGAAGGGATCGAAGTCGAGCTCGTGCGCACGAACGAGCGCTACACAGATGCCGAGCATTCTTTTCTGGCGTGCGAGATCGACTTCGAACTGCGTGTGACTGGTGAAATCGAAATCGCTGGTGAAGTGGTCCAGTTTTCAGGCGAGCACATCAACGGCGACTGCAAGACGGTGCACCCGTTCGCTGCGAAGAAGTGGGGCGAAGAAGGAACCGACGAAGTGCCGATCGATTACGCCGCGCAGTTCATGCACGGCCTCGGCATTACCGGCCGCGACTTCTGCATCGTGGCAACCCTCATCGGCATGGACGACCTGCTCATCTATTGGGTGAAGCGCGACCAAGAAACCATCGACGGCATTCGCAGCCGCGTCGTGGAATTCTGGAACGAATGCGTGCTCGCCGACGTGGCGCCCGACCCGATCGACTTCGACGACTGCAAGGCGATCTACGCGAAGAGCAACGGCGGCTCAATCGAAGCAAATACCGAGATCCGCGACGCAGTATTCAACCTGATCGGCGTGAAAGCCAAGATCAAGATCCTAGAAGCGTCCGAAGAGGAACTGAGCTATCGCATCACGGCGTATATGCAGCCTAACGCGGTTCTCACGGCCGGTGGCAACACGATCGCCACGTGGAAGAACCAGAACGACACACGCATCGACCAGAAGCTGCTGAAGGATGACGCACCAGATGTCTACGCGAAGTATTCGCGCACTAAGGAAATCCGCGTGTTGCGTCTTTCGAAGATCAAGTAACCCAACGCCACGCCAGACGCAATCCACTTACACCCTATCCGGAGTCCATACGACATGAGCACCGCCCAACTGAAGCAAGTCGCAACCGGCAAGAAAGATAATCCGGTTGCTTCGTTCAGCAGCTTCCTCGACAAGTTCAAGCCGCAGATGGCGCTCGCGCTGCCGAAGCATCTGACGGCGGATCGCATGGCGCGCCTCGCCGTAACCGCGTTCAGTTCGACGCCGAAGCTTCAGGAGTGCGAGCCGAAGACGATCGTCGCCGGGATCATGACGGCCGCGACGCTCGGCCTCGAGATCGGCGTCGACGGCCTGTTGATGGCGGCGTAA